ACAACAGTCTCGCCGCTAGCTGGCACGTTGCCGCTTTTGAATGTCACGTTGCCGCCAGAGCTGTTGCCGGCACCGCTTACGTCGTAATGCGTAGACAGCGTTTTCGTCGTCTCAGCGCCAGTGCTTGCCCGGATAATCACCGTTAAGTCAGCGTCTGCAAATATCTTGAATCCATACGAAAACGCAGTTGTGCTGCCGTTGCCAGGGTAGCTGGCACGGTTGGTCGTGGTTGAAACTGTCATTATTGTACTCCTAGATTTTTCAGCGCATCACGCTCAGCAAGTCTGAGTGCTAAATCTTGATTGCCCGGCTGAGACAACAGGGCAGGCAACGCCGCACGATAGAACCGCGCCTCAGCATTTCTAATCATGCTAACGCGCGTCTCATCATCAGCGCCGCCATAAAGCGGGTGTATCATCAGCATCTGTAAATAATCTTTGAATTGATAAACCGCCGGGCCTTGCTGGCGCTTGCCTCGCGTTGTCACAACCTCGAGCGGCAAAGCAACATCGTTCTTTGCAATCCTGCTCAGCTCACCTCTGTTACGCTCGCTGAGCGTCACGCCCATGACTTTCTTCTTATCGCGGCTCTCTGTGAGCGGAGCCCCAAGTCTGATAAGTTCTTTGTGATAGGGCTCAACGTCTTCGCCGCGAGACATCCGAAACGGCGTTACACTGCTCCACACTGCCTCGACGGGGTTCACGTCGAACCTAAAGCCCTTGGTTTTTTGGTTGCCCAGCATGTCGTACTGATAGGCATAATTCTCTTCAATCTTCTTAACATAAGGAACATTCATAAGCTGTTGCTCCCAGCCATATGCAACCTGCTCATAAAACATCTTAGACCAGCTAGCGTCCTGCCAATTTTTTACAGTCCCGACAAGGCTGTATGGCACTTGGCTATATGGGTTGTCAGAGTTCTGGCTCTCGTCATACAAGCGCTGCACATCCTCAACGCCGTAATATTGATAGGGCTCATCAACGCGCTTACGCTCATTCGTTCCGCTGAGCTTCTCGACGTTTCTGACCACAGCCGAAAAAGGCATAGGAAACACAGCTACCGTACTGCCTAAAAAGCCGTTTGTTATCATGCTGGGGTCTTCATATTGAAATGCCTTATATATTGTTCCGATTCCTTGCAGCATCGGCAGATCTCTAAAATATTCCATAGTTGCCATCGTGGACGCGCTAATCAGATTAAGGCGGTCTTCCGGGTCAACGAACATCGTTTGATGCCGAGCTGTGCTTGCTGCTATACCTATAAAGGCAGATACTGGCTCTAGGCCTTGATAACTCATATATGTAAGCGGCCCGTTCGGTAGCCCGGTTTCTTTATTGTAGAGCGGCAAGGGGTCACCATCAGCATCAACAGGAAACCCGTCGCCCCTAAAAACCATTGAATATGGCTCCCAGCCTGGCGGTAACATCTTCTGTAATTGACGGTCAACAGGGTATGAGCCAGTAATCCGGCCATTCATAGCAAGCTCATGGAAGCCCATCATTGTGGTTGTACCCATTGCTAGCCTGCCCAGCGCCCTGTCTCTAGCTTGGGCGCCGTTTTTTCCTAGCAAAGTATCGCGCGTCTTGTTGGCTCCTGGGCTGAGCGCTAATACAGCTTGAATTAGCGGGTGGCCTTCTGCGTTTATTCTGACCGTGTTTGTTGGCGCTTTAGCAAACGGCATAACCAATTTGCCCATCATGCTGCCTCTGAAGGCGTTGGTAAATTTACCGATAATGCCATCACCGAGGTCAGTGGTCATTGTTGCATAACGGCCAGCGGCGTCCATTTCATCGGTGGCGTACTTCGGATCAAGCAGCACCATCATGGCGTCATCCATAGCTTCGTCATCCGTGCGGCCCATATGCTTGGAGCGTCTGTGTGCGCGCACTGATTCTTCGTACAGAGCTCCTCTTGATGCAATCGTTTTGAAGAAGTCATCAGCAAACATTAACGCCCGGCCCGGCAGTCTTATAGTGCGGCCTAAATGGTCAACAGCCACGCCTAGCGCGTTATTATCTATGTTTAAGTTTTCTCTATCAATCGCACGAAATTGCGAGCCCTCTACTTTTTGTAGCGTGTCAGCTGCGGATTCTTCTGCAAACCCCTTAGCCGCAACAGCCCAAGCATCCCCAAAGGATTGCGAAAACCCATGAACACGCGCGAACACATCCTCGAAATGGACGCCGTCCGGGTCTACCTCGCGCCCTGTGAGCCTAGCGCCAGCCCGAAATGTAGCTCCAACACTGGCTGACATAAAGTCGGTCAATACGTTGTACCCCATAAACAATGGGGTTGATAAACCATTCTTAAAGTGCGTAGGAAACCAGCTGAGCAAACCGTTCATGTAGACTTCCATCCACACAGCCTCTACTTTTTGCGACCAAGCACCAGACACATATTTGTTTGCGTTAGCCTGACCGCCTTCTTCTAGGGCCGTCAGGTAACCCTTAGCCATCTTCGTTGTAAGAGAACTGCCGCCGGCCTCTTGTAGCATAGCGCTCATCGTTTCGGCTGGCACTTGGGTTCCAACAGGAATGTTAAAAGCCTGCATTGCTCTTGCTATTTCTGTCTGCGCGCCCTTGGCCTTCATCTGGATGCCTGCGTGTAGAGCCATCTGTCGGCGAAAATCTATCATAGCCTTGGGGCTAGCTAATCCGCTCTGAATTTGCACAGCCATTTCTTGCAGTTTTTTCCCAGACCTTTGGATCAAGATCCGCAGCGCCGTCATTTCTTCTGCGTTGAGCGCCTTGCCTGTCTGCTTCTTTAAGATGCTTTTTGTAAATCCCACCTCGTCAGCGAGCAGCTCACCAGCGTTTGCTAGTGTTTCTTCATTCGTAATAATACCGCGCTTTTCTGCCTCAATAGGATTGCTGATAATCTCGGACATTGCATTGACAACACGGTTAATGTCCTCGCCGCCTTTGAAATTATCGAAGTTAAAATCTATGCCGGCATCATCAGTCTGGCCTTTTTCTGTAGCCATTTTAATAAGGTCATCAGCATCACCAGCATCAGCAATGGCAGATTCGCTTCTTGCAACAGTTTCTAGTGGGCTCATGGTCATCTGAGCCTGTTTAGTCACTTGTTCGTTTGTAAGCACCTCAGGCTCGGGGGCGCCGAATAAATCAGGCTGGTCTACTAGCTCGCGCTCTGTTGGCGTTGCAATCGCAACCCTAGCGTCACCGCCAGATGCTGCTAACCTTGCTTGGCCTTCTGGAGACAGAGCCTCTGCTGCTAGCGCTTCTTGCGTTGCCTGGCGCGTTGTGTCTGGCGGTGTGACGCTTTCAGTTATAGGCTCTGCCACACGGCCAGCCACGCCTTGGTCGATTTGCTGACGCGACGGGCCCGGAGCGGCCTTTGCTGACTTTTTAAGAATTGTGCTCAAAAAATTGGCGGTCTGGATGCCCTCATCCACATTCGGCTGGGTATCCGCAAACTTCGTCACCCCGCCCTGGCGCAATGCCTGAGCAGCCTGTTGTCCTGGTGTTGCCATGAAAACTCCACGAAAAAAGGCGCCCCATAGGACGCCTTACAATAACTATTTGTAACAGATTTTAGAGGCTGTGGCTACACAGTTTGCGTTTGTGTTGCCTTTTTGTAAGACCCGGTGACATATAAATCCTGGCTAGTTTGCCCAGATTTAGCCGCCGCTATCTGCCGATTTAACTGCGCTACCATCTTGTCGTCCTTGCCGTACTTGGCTAACATTTGATCCCGCACTTGTTCCAACTTCTTCATAGCTAGTTGCTCCTACGACATAGTCAACATCAGGATTAGCATAAACCTTTGTGTCATAATACACAAGATCTGAATAGGTAATCCCATCAATGCCCATGATTTCTCTCATTGCCTCAGAGAATGTAAGGGCTGCCTCATCCATGATGGTTTGTAAATTAGGATCTTTGGCGGTGCCTGCAAACTCAGGAATGTACTGAAATCTTATCCCTGTTAGCCCAGCAGTTTGATCATCAGTTCCTGCTTGTACAGAAGCCCTGTCGGATTGCCGAGCATCAGTAACATAAGTAAACCCGTCGATATCATACTTTTTTAAGATGGCTGTGATTTTCTGTACAAAATCTACGCCCTGCCTATCTCTGAAATAAACCTCGCCGCCAGGGCGTGCATTAGGCGCATCGTCAGGAACCACCTTAGAAACAAAAACTGCGTCTTGGTTATATTTTTTGCCAGCCTCGACGAGGGCTTTTGTCATTGGCATTGGGTCAAAATTGACTTGGGCAACAACCTCATAATTTAAAGACCGCTCTGTGCTTCCCATAAACTCGCCATAAGTGTTGTTTGCTTGAAACCCAATAACAGTATCATCAGCCTGCAACGGC